CGAGAGTCAGTATATCAGCAACGCAGTGGGAACAGTACCACTGGTTCTAATGGCAACAGCACAAGACAAAACAATTAATGGATCACTAGCAACAGGCACATCAAAAGCCAATGCAGGTATGTTACAGGTATTTGGTAGCCAACGTGAGTTGACTACAGCAATGGGTACTCCAATATTCCAGCAGACCAGCGCTGGTACACCATTACACGGCAACGAGTTGAACGAATATGGTTTAATGGCATCTTATAGTGCATTGGGGCTGGGCAATCAATTGTATGCAGTTCGTGCCGATATTGACTTGAATGAACTTCAAGGCACCAGTGTTCGTCCCACTGCATCTGTTGCTGACAGCACTTATTGGTTTGATACAGTGGATACAACTTGGGGCATCTACGAATGGAGTCAGTCAACACAGAGTTTTGTTGCCAAGAACCCTATCGTTGTTGAGCTTGCAAGCCAAACAACTACTGCAAACACTCAAGGCTCGTTTACTGGTGGATCTGGCTATGCCTACACTCCATTGACTAGTATTGGTACTGTTGGTAGCTATGCAGTTGTGGTAGTTGACGGGTATAACCGTACTTACTACAAAGCAGGCGATGCATGTAGTCCATACTTGCCTACACTGGCCAATCAATTGGCTGTCAACCCGTCTTACAACCAGTGGTTGTTAGTTGGAACTCCTGCATGGCGTGCAAGCCACCCCACAGTAACTGGTAGCGTTGTATCTACTAGCCTAACATTGCCTACAAACAGCTATATGTACATTAACGGTTCTAACGTTGCTGTATCAGTTGGTGGCAGCTACACAATGAGTAACGTGGCAGCAGCCATTAACTCAGCTTCTATTAGCGGTGTAACTGCACAGGTTGTAAACAACAAGTTGGCATTGTTTAGCGATGGTACTTCAAGCGGTATCTCTGCAAATGATGGCAAGATCAACATCTACACTGATCCAAACTGGAATAGCACAAGTAACGTTGCATTGATCAATGCTGTTGGCTTAACAGTCAGCTCAACTGTTGGTGCAATCCCTGGACACAGCGGCAGTTACGGCTACTATGCAGTTTCAGTAGCACCACAATTACAAACTTATGTCAGCGGTACTGAGGCATTTGGATATGGTACATTCACCAATATTCCACCATGGACCAACACAGTTTCTAACGATATCAATGCACCTGGCGGATCTGTATGGTTGAAACAAGGTGCCACTGGCGGTGGTACCAACTTTGTATTCAAACAATACAATGCAACCACTGGTTTGTGGAACACTCAAGCGGTAAGCAGCTATCCAAACGAATCTACAGCATTATACTATCTTGACCCAACCGGCGGCGGTGCAAACATTGCAATGGGCACAATTTTTATGCGTCAAGATCCAAACCCTGCCGGTAGTGCAGTGCTTGGCTATGCTGGCTACCGCGCACGTGTTCGTACTGTGACTGGTGCAGTAAGTGCAACTGGTAGTGTTGCAAATCCAACATTCACTAACGGTAGTCAGTTCAACATCAGCGTTAGCCAGCCCGGGTCGTCTACTAATATTACTGCACAAATTACCCTAGGCGGAACTGGTGCAACAGATTTTGTAACTGCAATTCAAGCAGCAAATGTACCCAACATAACTGCACAAGTCAATGCCAATGGTACTATTACAATAACACACACTGCTGGCGGAGCAATTACAATGACTCCAATTGGTGGCGTTTATAACGTACCAGCAACAGCAGGGTTTACAGCAAGCGTAACAAACGTTAATGTGGTTGGATCTGGTCTAACAGCAGTTGCAACCATAAGCGGTTTTGCACCATTGACTTACACTTATAGTGATACTCAGCCAGTTGCAGATCCTGCTAATGGCACATTGTGGTACTATAGCGATCCTACAGTTATTGACGTCATGATCAATACCGGTACAGCATGGGTTGGTTATCAAACTGGCCTAACTGATGCTCGTGGATACAACTTGTCTTATGGTACACTAGATCCATCAGGCGTCATTGCAGCAGCAGTTGCCCCAACTACTCACACTGACAATACTGCATTGGCAAGAGGTGATTTGTGGTTAAACACAAGCGATCTTGAACATTGGCCTAATCTAAGCCGTTGGAACGGTAGCACATGGGTTGCAATTGACAACACAGACCAAATCACAACAAACGGTATCTTGTTTGCTGATGCACGTTGGGACATTACTGGTACAACTGATCCAGCAAGCGGTACAGAAGTTACCCCAATTGCAATGGCACAGAGCAGTTATCTAGATCTAGATGCTCCTAACCCATTGTTATATCCACGTGGCATGTTGCTATGTAACACACGCCGCAGCGGTTACAACGTTAAGAAATTTATCACTGGATACTTTAACACCAGCGCTGATAATGTGGCTGCTTACAATAGCGGTACAACTTATACACAAGGTGCAAAAGTACTAGGTGGATCAACAATCTATGTTTCTGTGTACAACGGCAACAACACTGGTAATTCAGTAACCAACACCACTTACTGGGCACCACTACAAACTGGTACTTGGGTAACAACAAGCGGATTGAAAGATGATGGTAGCCCATATAGCGGACACCAAGCACAACGTCAAATTGTTATTGCAGCAATGAAGGCAGCGCTTGATGCCAACACCGAGATCCGTGAAGATCAATTCAAGTTCAGCTTGATTTGTGCTCCTGGTTATCCAGAACTGATCTCAGACATGGTGAGTTTAAACAACGACCGTGCCAACACAGCATTTGTGATTGGTGACACACCGTTGGATCTAAGCACCAACCCAGTTAACTTGATCAATTGGAGTAATGACACCAACGGTACAGGCCTAGCAACAAGCGATCCTTACTTGGCAGTTTACTATCCAGGCGGATTAAGCACAGACTTGAGCGGCAACGAGATCATGGTACCTGCAAGTCATATGGCATTGCGTACATACTTGTACAACGACAATGTGGCTTTCCCTTGGTTTGCTCCTGCTGGCACACGTCGTGGCCTAGTAAGCAATGCTACAGACTTGGGCTATTTGAACCGCACCACAGGCGAGTTCATGCGTACTGGTGTTAATCAAGCCCTACGTGATACACTGTATCAAAACAAGATCAACCCAATCACAATCATTCCTGGTATTGGTTTAGTTGTATGGGGTCAGAAAACACGTGATCCAAATACAGAGAGCTTGGACCGCGTTAACGTTGCACGTTTGGTCAACTACATTCGTACAATTTTTGCAAGTGCAGGCAATGCGTTCTTGTTTGAACCAAATGACAAGATCACACGTGATCAGTTTGCAGCAACATTGAACCGTGCGTTGAACGATTTGATTGCTAAACGTGGTATCTATGACTACTTGGTGGTTTGCGACACTACAAATAACACACCAGATCGTATTGCAAACAATCAATTGTATGCAGATGTTGCGATTGAACCTACTAAAGATGTTGAATTTATCTACATTCCAATCCGCTTGTTTAACCCAGGCGATATCGCCAAATTGGGCGGCAAGTAATTTAGGTAAATAAACATAACAGGAGAATAATAAATGGCAGTAGCATCCCTAACAAACTTTACAGTACCCCTAGCAGGTGGCGCATCAGCAACCAGCCAGGGCCTGTTGATGCCAAAACTAAAGTATCGCTTTCGTCTAAGTTTTGTAAACTTTGGTGTAAGTACCAACAATGTAATTGAATTGACCAAACAGGTCATGGACGCAAAGAAACCCAGCGTCAAGTTTGAACCAGTCACAGTTGATATTTACAACAGCAAGATCTATTTTGCTGGTAAGCCAAGCTGGGAAGAAACTACAGTTAATTTGCGCGATGATTCCAATGGTGCAGTCAGCAAATTGGTTGGTGAACAAATCCAGAAACAATTTGACTTCCAAGAACAAGCCAGTGCAGCAAGCGGTATTGATTACAAGTTCCAACTTCAAATTGATATCTTGGACGGCGGCAACGGTGCAGCAACTCCCAATGTATTGGAATCATGGCAATTGTATGGTTGCTTCTTGACCTCAGTTGACTACGGTGAATTGAACTATGCCACAAACGATGCTCAAATGATTGCATTGAGTATCCGTTATGACAACGCAGAACAACTACCAGCTGGTGGCCAAACTGCTGGTGTTGGCTTTGGTGCAACAATCAGTCAAACTATTGGCGCTATCACTGGTTAATATTACACAAAACAAAAGACCCGCTTCGGCGGGTTTTTTATTGGATAAATATTAGTATGAGCATACTTAATGACGTCTTACACGGTATAGGAACTGGACCCAGTGTTCGTGATTTCCAACACGCCAGCAAAATCTTTGTCAGCAATGCCTATGAGCTAAGTCCCAAGTATGCGTTCTTGTTCCATGTGGCATTTGATATTGACAGCAATCTTACTCGTTTGCCTAATATTGAAAAACTACAATTGGGCATGTTGGTCAAAAGCGCCAGCTTGCCCAAGTTCACAGTTGATACCAAAATATTAAATGCTTATAATCGTGTCAACATTGTACAAAACAAAATCAAATACGATCCAGTCACCATTACATTCCATGACGACAGCGCTGATGTGGTACGTGACTTCTGGTATGACTACATGAGTCATTACTATAGAGACAGTGATTATGCACCCACTCTCTACACACAGCCCACAAAGTACAATCTGCAACAAACCGAACATTGGGGTTACCAACCTGCAAAATACAGCAGCAACGGTACAGTGGAGCGCATATTGAACAGTATCAAATTGTATAGCCTTCATCAGAAGCGTTTTACAGAGTATGTGTTAGTAAATCCCACAATCACCAGTTTTGGTCACGGGCAGCACCAACAGGGACAAAACGAGTTCCTTGAAAACACAATGACAGTGTCTTTTGAAACTGTGCTATACAACTATGGCAGTATAAAAATTGGTGGCGAACCTGATGGATTTGCTACATTGGATTATGACAAAGTTCCAAGTCCATTGACTTCTGCAGGTGGCGGCACAACAAGTCTATTGGGCCAAGGCGGATTACTGGATGCAGCGCAGGGCATTGGTCAAAGTCTAGCACCCAACGCAGATGGTACACTAAACCCACTGGGCGTACTGCAATCTGGCATAACAGGACTACGTGCATTCAACAACCTCAAAGGACAAAGTCTTCTGGGACTTGCTGGGTCCGAACTTAAGAATATTGGCCAAGGCATACTCAGTGGCGATACCAATACACTGAACAGACTCAGCTTGCCCAAACCAGGTGCCGCTAGCGGAACCAACAGCGTGATCCAATCAGCAGAATAACATGCCTACATTCAATATCATTTACACTAACCAAGGTCCTAGAACTCCAAGCGGTGCAACTCCAAACCAAACAGTTGCTGGACTGACCAACATTGGAGTCTACTATCAGCAAGTTACTCCAGCAGCACAAGCAGCACCGGCCAACAACAGGTACGCAGCAGCAGTGATGCAGAGCAACGGCGAAAGTATTGGCAATGCACGAGTACCCAGTAATCCATTGCCGCCGGGGATAACGTCATGAGCAATGCAAACAATATTACAGCAGTTGATCTAAGTGTCAACAAAAAAACTCCAGCCACACAGTATTTTAACAATTACTTCACAAAGCCAACCACAGTATCAAGCAATCAAAACGATGCAGTTACCGCTTATTTTGAAACAGTGACTGGTGGCAACAAACAAAGTGCAGCAGTACTGGCCAGTACTGTTGTTTACACTGCATTGGCACAGGGACTGGATCCCATGAGCATAGTACAACAGTTTCAAGCACTCAAACCTGGGGAACTAAACTTGTATCTAGCCATGTTCTTGAATTTGAATCGTGTGGGCACAAGTTTAGTGGGCGTTAACAATAGTCCTGTACAGAACAAATACATAACTCGAGCCATTCTAGCGTAAACCAACCTTTATCGCACATTGGTATAAATAAGTATATTATGTTTAAAGAAAACAAATATACTAATTGGTATTTTAATATTATAAACTCCGCTCTTTCTAGAAATCCAACCGGGTACATTGAACGTCATCACATAATTCCTAAGTCGTTTGGTGGTGCTGATACAAAAGAGAATATAGTGAAACTAACTGCTCGAGAGCATTTTATATGCCACAGATTGTTAACTAAAATGGTAGATGGTGTTCAAAAAAGAAAAATGTTGCAGGCGGTATGGTGTTTTACTAGAACTAGCGGCAATCAAAAAAGATATGTTGTTAATAGTAGAAGTTATGAAACAATTAGATCAGAATTAG